AGAGGTTAATGGTTATGAATCCTAGGTTCAATGTTAAAATACCTGAATCATTGAGAAATGACATTATAGATTTTTCGTTGGATGAACGAAATGAAATCTATTTCAATGTCAATAGGTCTAATAACAATTTACCATTAAGAAAATATTGTGTGACTGATAAGTATCCTGACTTGAAACTTACTCAGGACATTCAAGAATTTTCTAGGTGGGCCTATAGGCAAATAGGTGTAGAAGATTTTATAATAGAACATAAATATGGAAATTTCATAGGTATAAATTTCTCGGGTGGATTCGTTCATGAACACAAGGATCCGAGAAATGAAAAAGGATTTATTCATACAAGATTTAATTTTCTATTGCAAAAACCTGAGCAGGGTGGCAATCCTGTAATTGATGGGAAAGAGTATGTAATGGAAGAAACTCAGGCTTGGATTAATCTTGCATCTGAATGGATGCATGGGTCAACAGAGGTTTCAGGTAATCGAGCTAGAATTGTGTTAAGTTTAGGCGCATATATTCATCCAGGGATGATACAATTTATCAAGGAGACCATTAATAATGGTTAAGTTAAAAGAAGCTGGTATATTATTTTTCATTCAAGTATTGAGTTATACCATTTGGTGTATTAACTTTCGTGCAGTAGCAGATGCGCATTATCATACTGCCGCCATGAGTGATTTTATGATTGCTTCTATTCAGTTTTTTGTGATTCGAAGAATTGCACATGGGCAAGACCATGTTCATCAATGGATGGGATATGCAGCTGGCTCAGTGGTGGGAAGCTATTTAGGGATTTGGATTTCAGCAACGTTTTTAAATTAGTATAGGAGAGAATTATGAAACCGAAAAGTCCGCGGTATCCAACCTATGTAATCTATGAAGGATATGACCGAGCCTTGGCCCTTGAATCTGTGGGTCGAGGTTGGACCTCATTGATTCATGAGGTGTTTGATTACATGGAAAAGAACACGGTGCATTCCAAGGTGATTCAAGTCAAGGAGAAGTTTGGAGGACTTCGAATTTACACCGATGTTATGGATGATGGATTGGAAGCTGTCATTAGGTCAGTGGGAAAACGCAGCTTTGGAATCTGCGAAGATTGTGGATCCCCAGGAGGACTCCGTGAGGGTAGTTGGTATCGGACATTATGTGATGTTCATGCAAACGGCAAAAAGATAATCAAGGAGTAATTATGGAAGAAATCAATTATAAGTTTCATGAGGATAGAATCCTTAATGAACTCAAGGCATACATTGATGCCACGTATGGTGAACATTATTCACGAAGCAAATTTCAAGCATCGGAATTTATTTTTGACAATGGACATGGGGTGGGATTCACCATAGGTAACATCATGAAGTATGCACAGCGGTATGGTAAAAAGAACGGATATAATCGCAAGGACATCTTGAAAATCATTCACTACGCTATTATGTTACTACACGTTCATGATACAGGCGAACATTTAAACAATATTGAGGAGTAACTTTATGAAGATTAGTAACAAGACACTTTCATTGTTACAGAGTTTTGCACAGATTAGCAGCAACTTACTTGTGAAGCCAGGAAAGAAGTTGGCGACACGAAACGCGGTGAACAGCATTCAGGCACGTGCTGTTGTAGATGAGACATTTCCGCAGCAGTTTGCCATCTATGATTTGAATCAGCTTCTATCTCTTATTTCTGTATCACAGAATCCTGACATTGAGTTTGGAGATAAGAGTCTGACGATTCGTTCTGAGAATGGTGGTGAGATTGAATATTTCTATGCCGATGAATCTCTTATCACAGCTCCAAATGAGAATGCTCCTACTCTTGAGGACATTTACACGTTCAAGATGACTGGTAATGATATTCAAACCATCATCAAGACGGCAAGCATTGTGTCTGCCACAATGTTGAATATCGTCTCGGAGAGGGGTAAGGTGACATTGAGCATTAATGACCCGAAGAATTCTACATCACATAGCTACAAGAAGCCTTTGGGTGATGCCGATGTTTCCTTCAATGTCAAGATGGCAATTGATAGTTTCAAGGTGGTGCCTGATGAATACAATGTTCGTGTGGCTAATGCTGTTGCCAAGACAGGTAAGGTGCTTGTGTTCTTCTTTGAGGCAACAGGTTCAGATTTAACATATTTGATTGCGGCTGATTCATCATCGAAGGTGTAATCATGCAGGCAAATCGTGAGCAGTTTCTTTGGGTTGAGAAGTATCGTCCACGTAGAATTAGTGATTGTATTCTGCCTGAAAATTTAAAAAATACATTCCAAGAGTTTGTTGACCAGGATAACATTCCGAATATGTTATTGTCTGGCACAGCTGGGACAGGCAAGACTACAATTGCACGGGCTCTGTGTGAAGAATTAGGGTGCGATTACATCATCATCAACGGCTCGGAGGAGTCTGGTATTGATGTATTGAGAACAAAAATTAAGGACTTTGCAAGTACTGTTTCGTTGGCCGGCAAGGTCAAGGTTGTGATACTTGACGAAGCGGATTATCTCAATCCTAATTCCACACAACCCGCACTTCGTGGATTCATTGAAGAATTCAGTAAGAATTGTCGGTTCATCTTTACCTGTAATTACAAGAACAGAATCATCCCGCCACTACATAGTCGGACAACGGTGATTGATTTCAAGTTAGGTAAGGAAGATAGGCCAGTTGTGGCAGCAAAGTTCTTTAAGCGCCTCACAGAAATTCTTGAACAGGAAAATATTACGTTTGACAAGAAGGTTGTGGCAGAACTCTTGAACAAGCATTTTCCTGATTATCGTCGTGTCTTGAATGAACTACAACGATATTCATCTTCAGGAACAATTGATGAAGGTGTTTTAGTGAACATCTCGGATGCCAATTTAAAGGAGTTGATTGCTGCACTTCGAGAAAAGGACTTCAAGAAGATGCGTACTTGGGTTGTGAACAATCTTGATAATGACCCGAATGTTCTATTCAGAAAGTTGTATGATGTGTTGATGCCTGAAGTGGTTCAAGTTCCTCAATTGATATTGCTGTTAGCTGATTATCAATACAAGGCGGCGTTCGTGGCTGATGCTGAAATCAATCTTGTTGCCTGTCTTACTGAGATTATGGCAGCATGTGAGATGAAGTCATGACCGAACGAAATCTTGATGGTGAGTTCATCAAGGATTGGGTTGTAGAAGAATACAAAATGCCGAAAATCAATCCTTTTGATTTCGTGAATGCCATACACTATACAAAAGAATCATTGATTGTTGATGATTGGAGTGAAAAACAATATAATTCATTTATAGTAAACAAATCATTGAGTTTCGGGGCTGATACAGTGATTCCCGCAAATGAAATGAATAGTCGTCCCCATGTAGAAAGACGCCTACAGTTCGATTTCCTTATAAATACAATTAGACCTCGAAAGAGATTTAATAAGTGGTTGAAAGCTGAGAAAATCGAAGACCTTGAAGTGGTGAAAGAGTATTATCATTACAATACTGAAAAAGCCATACAAGCTCTAAAGATTCTATCACCTGAGCAACTAAATACAATTAAGGAACGTTTGAACACAGGTGGTTTAACCCATGGCACATGATTTAATCAACATACCTAGTATTCCGGGATATATCCCAGTAGAAGTTAAACTTGTTAATCAAGATGACTTTCTCAAGGTTCGAGAAACACTTACTCGTATAGGTGTGGCATCTCGGAAAGACCAAACTTTATACCAAAGCTGTCACATCTTGCATAAGCAAGGTAGATATTTCATTGTTCATTTCAAGGAACTGTTTGCTCTTGATGGCAAACCAGCCGACTTGTCTGAAAATGATATGCAACGTCGAAACACCGTTGCACATCTATTAGAAGATTGGGGTTTGGTGGAAATCATCAATCCCGATGATTGTGAAGATACTGCACCATTATCACAAATCAAAGTGTTGGCATTTGGTGAAAAGAAAGACTGGAATCTCGTAGCAAAGTATAATATTGGTAAAAAGAAGTAAAAGAAGTACTTGATTGTAGGGGTGTTAGGAGTTAAATTAACCTTAGATACGCCGACAGGGTATCACTAACACATTCGCTCAAAAGGAGGAATTATGACACGTACCTATACTTTCAACACAACATCTCTTGGTGGACCATGGGCTATCGGATTCGATAACCTATGGGATCGTTTGTCAAGAATTGAAACGATTAATAGTGACAGCAACTATCCACCATACAACATCATCAAACACGATGCTGAAAATTGGAGCATCGAATTGGCTGTGGCTGGGTTCAAGCGCAGTGAGCTTGATGTAGAACTAGCTGAAGGTGTTCTCACCGTATCAGCTAAGGCAGAATCATCTGATGAAAAGGAATATGTTCATCGTGGTCTTGCCAAGCGTACATTTGTCCGTAAGTGGACACTTGCTGATGACGTAGTAGTACGTGACGCTTCATTAGTGGATGGTGTACTAGCTATCAAGCTGGAACGCATCATTCCAGAAGAAAAGAAGCCACGTAAGATTGAAGTTTTATAATTAAGTAGTCCTCCTAACACCCCTACAATTGAGTATATTATGATTTCTTGTTTCAAGACCATCCTAGGTGAAGATTTAATCGGTGATGTTGAAATTCACGA